CATCAAAGCAGAACAGTACTTCACTAAGTATCCATTTATCCCATCTCCTGATGGAGGTTTCTATGACCTTGGGTTTGGAGTTCTTCTTGGACCACTTAATGAGTCCATCAACACTATCATCAATCAATTGGTTGATTCGGGAACTATGGCTAATACTGCTGGTGGTTTCCTTAGTCGTGGTATTAAGCTTCGTGGTGGTAACTATGGTTTTAATCCTATGGAGTGGAAACACGTAGACACTACTGGAGATGACCTGCGTAAAGGTATTGTTCCATTACCAGTACGTGAGCCTTCACAAGTCTTGTTTACATTGCTCAACCTACTCATCAACTATGGTGAGCGTATTGGTGGTTCTGTAGATATTCTTTCTGGTCAAAACCCTGGACAAAATACTCCTGCTGAGACTACTCGTACTATGGCTGAGCAAGGTATGAAGATATTTAACGGTATCTTTAAACGTACTCACCGCAGTCTCAAACAAGAGTTTCGTAAGCTGTATCGTTTAAACCAAATCTTTGTTACTGAGAACACACCTTACGTATCTAACGCTAAGGGTACTGGTCTTGTATTAGCAACTGACTACGAAGGTCCCGTAACTGACGTTATGCCTACAGCTGACCCAAGCATTACATCTGATGCTCAACGTCTAAACCAAGCTGCTGCTATTGCTTCTAGGGTTGCTGCTACTCCAGGTCTGTACAACAGATACGAAGCTGAGTACACATTCCTTAAAGCAATTAAGGTTACAAACATTGATAGGATTCTTCCAGATCCTAAAGGTCCTAATGCTGTACCTCCACCTGTCAATCCTAAAGTACAGATTGAACAGATGAAGCAACAAGCTAAACAAGCATCTGATCAACTTAACATGAAGATGGCTCTCCTCAAACTAATGGGAGAAGCAGAGTTGAACCAAGCACAGATTCAAAAGCTAGAAGCAGAAGTAGAACAAATCAAGATTGGTATTGTTACCGAAGGCGAGAGAATGCGTATTCAAGAAATCAATATGCAGATTGGTTTACAACGTGAGAGAAGAGAAGGTGTTCTTAGTGCTATCCAAACTATGAACAGCGTATACGACAGAATGTCAAATAGTAAAGAAGAAAGCGCAGAACCAAAAATGGAGATGCCACAACTTCCACAGTAAAGGTTTTTTAAGGAGAGAGAATGGAAATAGTAAGTTCCGATAACTTTGATGAGTGGAACCATCACCCAGTAACTAAACGTCTGATGAAGATGCTTAGTAATGACCGTGAGGCCATGAAAGAAGGGCTTATCAACAATTCGTTTGACGATGAGCAAGAGGTTAAAGGTAGATGCCGAGCAATCGCAATCATCCTTAACTTAGAGTATGAAGACCTGTTTGAAGTAAAGAGAGAAACAAATGAGCAATGAAAGCGGTATTAACCCTGTAGGTTGGCGGGTGCTTATTAAGCCCCAAGAAGTAAAAGAAGTTTCCCAAGGGGGAATTATCTTAACAACGGAGAAGTCTAAAGAACGAGAACAAATGGGTAACACCACTGGAATTGTTGTTGCAATGGGCGACCAATGTTATGCCGATGAACCTGCACCTTGGTGTCAGGTTGGGGATAAAGTAATCTTTGCTAAGTACGCAGGTCTGTTGTACTTGGGTAAAGATGGGGCTAGTTATCGAATGGTTAACGACAAGGACATCACAGGCACGTTAGACGCTGACGTAGACCTAGTTGACCCCTACTTAGCTAAAACATAAGTTGACATTCTTTAAAACACAGGAGTAAGATATGAGTGAAGAAAATGTTACTAGTAACGAAATTGCACCAGAGGTACGCCAAGAAGCTGAATCTCAGGGGTGGGTTCCCAAAGAAAGATTTCGTGGAAACGAATCTGATTGGGTAGATGCTGATACATTTGTAAAGCGTGGTCGAGAGATTCTTCCTATTCTTCGTAAGAATAATGAGAACCTTATTAAAGACTTAAACTCTACAAAAGAACAGCTTAAAGAGTTTCGTGAAGCAGCAGAAGAGTTTAAGAAGTTTCAAAGAGAAGCTTACGAACGCAAAGCTCAAGACTACGAGAAACGTATTCAAGAGATTAAAGAAAGCCGTGCCCAAGCTATTAGCGACGGAGACGGACAGAAAGTCAACGCTTTAGATGATGCTCTTGATGCAGCTAAAGACGAACTTAAAGAAGCTAAACAAGCAGTTAAAGATGCTGATAAGACTCCGACTCCAACACCTAGCACAGAGATTGATCCTGGACTACAACAGTGGTTGGACAGAAACTCTTGGTTTGGTCAAGACAAGCGGATGACTGGCATTGTTAACGGTATTGGTGAAAGTCTTCGATTAGAGTTCCCTTTGCTTAAAGGACAAGCATTTCTAGAAAAGCTTGATGAAGTGTTAGCAGAAGAGTTTCCCAACAAGTTTGGTAACGAAAAGAAAAGTCCCTCTAGTAGGGTGGAATCTGGTTCAGGTAGAGCAAGTCGTGGTAGCAGCAGTAACGCCCAAACCTATGACAACCTTCCTTCAGAAGCCAAGGCTGCATGTGATCGGTTTGTTAAGCAAAAGCTTATGACTCGTGAACAATACGTAGCTGACTTTGACTGGAATTAATTTAATAACTTGAAAGGAAATTGATATGCCCCGTGCACTAAATGAGTTTGAAAAACGTGATCGTCTGGTAGCTAAAATGCAAGAACGTAAGGCAGCAGAAGATGCTCCTACACCAGCATCAAACGGTGCAACTCGAAAAAAACGTAACGTGTTTAACGGCACGGAAGCTAAGATAAGTGTTCAACATCAGATAGAGGGTTACCACTTACATGTCCTTACGGACACAGGTGGACGCATACAACAAGCTATGGATAATGGCTATGAGTTTGTAACTCCTTCTGAAGTTGGAGGCGTGAGTGAGAATGTGGTTAGCCGTAATGGTGACCTCGGAGAAAGAATTAGATATCTTGTAAACCCCCGTGCTGAAGGTACGGAGCAATACGGTTATCTAATGAAGATTCGGCAAGAATGGTACGAGGAAGATCAAGCTGAGCTTCAGGCTAAAAACAATCTTATTGACGCTGCGGTTCGTAAGGGTAGGATCACTGGAGACAATCCATCGTTCTATACCCCTAGGGACGGGATCAAACTTAACTAACGTTTTAAAGGAGTCTTAAATGGCTAACGTAAACAAAGCCAACGGGTTTAGCCCTGTTGGTAACTTGCTAGGTGGCAAGTGGAATGAGCAGGGTCGTTTATACGCTATCCCTACTTCTGACACTTCTAATAGCTATGCAATCGGTGATTGCGTAATGTCTAAAGCTGGTTCGGATACCAATGGTGTTCGTTACATCCAAAAGTGGGGTGGTGCAACTACTACTTCTGCTTTGCCTTTAGGTATCATTGTGGGCATTCGTGTTGCTGATCCAGGCGTCAGCTTGGTTGGTAACTCATTGTCTTTAGAGAAAGCATACATTGCTGCTGGTACTCGTACTAGTGTGCGTTATGTCTATGTTGTGGATGATCCTTTTGTGTTGTTTGAAGCTCAGTTTGATAGCACTGGTGCTACACAAGCTCAGTTGTCTTTGAACGCAGCCGTGACTATTTCCGCTGCCGACCAAACATCTTTGAGCAATAGCTCGCCTTTCTCTGATATGGTTCTTACTGGACCAGCAGTTACGGCTACTTTGCCAATCCGTTTGTTAGGTGCTGTACAACGTGGTGACAACCAAGTAACTAGCGCAGCTAGTCCTTATGTCCGTGTGTTGTGCAAATTTAACTACCACGAATACGGTACTATCGGCTCAGCTTCTGGCTCTGTCGTGAACTACCTTGCAGTCTAATTAAGGAGATTAAATCATGGCTGGAGTAATTACAACCGCATCGCATCCCAAAGCACTATGGCCTGGTATCAAGGCTTGGTGGGGACAAACTTACAACGAGCACCCAGAAGAGTATGTAGATTTGTTCGACAAGGACACATCTACTATGAACTACGAAGAAGACGTTCAATTGTCTGGCTTCGGTCTGGTGCCAATTAAGTCTGAAGGTCAAGGCACTGCCTATGACTCTGAAATCCAAGGCTTCACAACTCGTTATACACACGTTGCATACGCAATGGGTTATATCGTGACTAAAGAAGAAATGGATGACAACTTGTATGAGCAAGTGTCTAAGAAACGTGCAGCTGCATTGGCTATGTCTTTCCGTCAAACGAAAGAAAACATTGCTGCTAACGTGTACAACCGTGCTTTTAACAGCACATATTTAG